TTCCACGCCTTGATAAGGAAAATAGCTGCGTCTTCTACTCGGCAAGCCACTAGTGCTGTCCAGTCATTGCCCTTAGATCCATCAAAGCCTAGTGTGATCATGTCACCCTGTCGAAGAGGCTCAAGATCCGCATCCATGCACAGATCCCACTCATGCGGAGCAATCCAAGAGTCCTCGGTAGCATTAATCTGGTTAAGGAACTTGCGACGAGACTCTGTAACCGGCTCTCGAATGTCGAGAATAGATGCGATGATGTTTTCTACATCCAGCCAAACCGCGTCACCGCGTGCCACAAGAAGACCTTGCCTTAGCTTTTCTAGTCCTTCTTGGTAACCTTCCGGATCATCGTCTGGCGATGGAATTTCCGACACAGGAGTGCCAGCAGGGGCTTCTACAGCGTCATAAAGCAGACCTGTGTCAATAGCCTGGCCTGAAGCAATCTTCTGGTAGGCATCCCAGTCTTGTTCACCAATCGATTCCTGACCTGGAACATGCGCGTTACAAATAGCGAGAGAACGACACCCACCATAAGCAGCCTTGTTGACGTTACCCGAGATCACGGTTGACATGGCGTGACCGGAGTTGTTCTCCAGCCACCATTGTGTCTCGTTTTTGATAACAAAAGTAGGACGCTTGCCTTCCATTGAAAGTGGCGAACTAGTGACCGCTTCAATCATCCCACCGGCTTTAGTGAAAATGATGGTCTTATTGATGTCTAGACCGTATGTTTCCCGCATCGTAGGTGATGCCATAGCCGGAAACAGTGTGAATGTGTTTCGCGTCTGGTCTTGTGATACCGCTGCTACCTGAATCCACGCGCTTGGTCGCGGCTTTCCTACTGGATCTCCGGTCTTTTCATCGAAATGGCTAAAAGCCACAGGTCCACACAGCTCTACAAGAGCAAGTGCAGCGGCTAGCGGGTCTTTGCCCCATCCTTTCAGACGACGAAGCACTCCATCACGGTAAACAAATCGACCCGTACTAGGGTCAACTGCGTACCACCACAGAATAAACCGTGCTTGTTCATCGGTGGGCATGAACGCCTCACCAGCGTGAGGGCCACCCGGCTGAAGAATGTATGTAAACATCCAAGCTAGAACTCCCCACCCAAGAGTCTTCTCAGGAAGGTGGAATTCTCCATCTTCTCGTCGAGTCCACACAGGGCCGACGATGTGGCTTGGGTTGGGGAGTAGCTTGACCTTTGTATCGGTCATGACTACTCCTTAGAGGGACGCTCGCACAAAGCAGTCCTTGGCTTCTAGAAGCTTGCGCAGACCCGCAGTCAGTTCAGGCGAATCTCGTAGATCAAGAATCATGGTTTCGGCTAGCTCCGCACAATGCGAACTAACCACACGAGAAAAACCGTCTAGATGGTCGTATGAAAAGTACTTAGCAATATCCTGGACACTAGGGTGTCGGTCAGAGACGTCAAACATTGTTCTCCAAACTGAATCCGTAGGCTGGTAGCTCTTCTTCTGCCTCAAAGTCACCACCAAGAATAAAATACCCACCTTCTTCGGCGTGACTTCCTACAGACAGATCGAGAATTTCGTATCCGAACAATGACAGCCTGATATTCATGACTGCCTCCCTTTCTTAATGGAGTAGTTCCGGTGAGATTCGAACTCACACTGTCGTGATCCTAAGTCACGTGCCTCCTGCCAGTTGGGCTACGGAACCGTGGTATGCCTCGGATTCGAACCGAGACGGGAGGGTTTTACAGACCCGCCGACACAGCCTGCGCTGCATACCAGAGCGGAAGATGTAGGACTTGAACCTACACGGGTTTCACCCCGACTACCGTTTTCAAGACGGCTGCCTTACCGTTCGGCCAATCTTCCAAAGCAGTGCGTACGGGGTTTGAACCCGTGATCTCCTGGGTGAAAGCCAGGCGTCCTAACCGCTAGACCAACGCACCTTGGTGACGAGAGCAGGAATTGCACCCGCACTGACCGGGATATGAACCCGGGGCTCTACTGTTAAGCTATCTCGTCTAAGAGCCCTTACGAGGAATCGAACCCCGATCATGGCTTTACAAGAGCCAAGCTTTACCATTAAGCTACAAGGGCTTGTAACCTCTCGATACACGGGCTGGTAGTGTATTGCTACCATCCGCATCGCTGGATTACTAGCTGGCTAACCTGGATTCGAACCAGGAACCAGTGGCTTAACAGGCCACTGCTCTGCCGTTGAGCTATTAGCCAAGAGTCTGAGTAGTAGGATTTGAACCCACGACTTCTGCATCCCAAATGCAGCGCTCTACCAAGCTGAGCTATACCCAGAGTCGCCACCCACTCCATCACCGAGTGGGTGGCTTGCCATCCTAAGGGCAATCTATTCGGTGTTCGGTAATTACCAAACACTCGGAGCACGAGACCCAGGACTTGAACCCAGAACGACCAGGTTGGAGCTGGTTGTTTTACCGTTAAACTAGTCTCGCGGGGTGATTGCCGGGACTCGAACCCGGATCTCCTGATTCACGGTCAGGTGCTTTCCCTTTAAGCTACAATCACAGTCGATCTGGATGGATTCGAACCACCGACCAGCGGTGTGTAAAACCGCCGCTCTTCCTCTGAGCTACAGATCGGTGTGCTACAACCGACCAGAATACACCTAGGACGGTACCTTTACGTAGCACAAGTGGGTACGGAATCGGGGAGCTTCGCGGAAGGAGAGGGCACGCGCTCAACCCGATTCCGGGTTTATGCGGACTTCGACTGGAAACGCTCCTTGAAGGCAGCGATAAGGTCCACGGCCTGCCCGGTGGCAGCTTCACGCTCAATCTCCAGCCGAACACGGCGACGAGAACCTTCGGATACCAGAAGGTCTGCTAGAGCCGAGTTAATCGAAGCAAGCATCTGAGCGCTAGGCGCTCCCTTGAGTTGCTTGTTCATGTAATGGCAGATGAATCGAGCAAACTGCCAATCGGATGGTTCGTAGTACTTGGACTGAGCTGAGTCCTTGAGAGACTGGTAGAAGTCTGTTACCATAGGATGCGGATCGTCGAAATCAAGTTCAGGCGGCTCAACTACGCCGACTGCGGACAGCTTCTCTACGGGGACGACATCCGCGTTACGGCGGATTCGTTCCTCAGATCGCTTTGGAACCGGTCCGGTAATCTTACCGGCCATAGTTAATCACCTCCTGTTCTTCAAACCTGGGTGGCGGCCTTGTGGCCGCTTACGGAGTTCGTGTAGCCGCTTCTTAGCGGCATGGCCTTCGAGTGAGGATTTCTTGGAATGACAAAATCCACACACGGCCTGTAGATTCTCAGGCCGGTGATCATCACCTGGAACGATGTGATCTACCTGGTTTGCACGGTTGGTGCAACCAGGATATTGGAGTTTGCACTTCCAACCATCCCTCCGGAGGATGGATGGCCTGAGGATGTTCCAGTTATCCGGAAGTCTTTGCTTCCGGTCTGAAGTTATCCAAGCCATGTTTACTCACTTTGACTTACAAAGTCGGCTATCTCACTACAGTACTCAAACAGTTCACCATTACCTGGAACTCTATGTTCCTTAAATCGTTCATGAAGAACGGCTTCGGCTACGAAGCCTCCCCTCATTGTTTTTAGAACAACTACAGGACCTCCTGTAGAATAACCTAGATTCTGTATTCTCTTATGAAGTAGTTTTTCTGTGTTACTATAACCGATCTTAATCTTTCCAGAAGAAAGAAGTGCTACGTAACACAAACCAGGAAAATCACTAAGTTCATGGTGTTCAGCAGACTGTAGAGCAGTCTGCCTCATTCTACTAAAATAGTCCTTTATATGATCTTCACAAAGAAACAAATTTCTAAACAATGTGGCTTCTTCTCCACATTGTTTCTCTCTGTTCAAAATCCAACAACATGTATTCACTTATAACTCTCCTTACGGCATTCGAAGGCGAATGCCTTTATAAGTTCTTAAAGAGATAAAAGATATAACTTACCCCCTCTTTTATCTCCCCCAAGATGATCTCTTAAGTTCTTTTTAAACCCTCTACTTGGTTATGGGTGTCACACCTGCCACCACCAGCTACTGGTGTGGTGCAAGTCACATGAAGTAGTAGGTTTTCACATCATCACTCTCCGTGTCATCGAGTTACAACCCGTACAAATACGGGATGCCGCTA